AGAATCCATTATTAGCAGTACGAATACCAAATAAGAGTGGTGAAGTAATTCTATGTGATACTAATATTCTATCTTGTGCATATTCAGCAACATACTGAAATTTCTCATGCATATTATCGATATTAATTGTATCAATTGTTGGCTTAGTTGCTACATCATCATTGAAAGATAACATAAATCTACCAGCGTTATTTGTGCCTGTAAACTTAGCTTGCAATAAATCCTCAATAGTTTGTCTTTCTTCAGGCGCAGGTACTCCATTATTAAAGTTTACCATAACCAAAGGTAAGAAACCATTAGTGATATTACTAAAGTGTAGGTTACTTAATTCAGCTTCAGATAATGCAAATTGTAAAGATGAAACATAATCAGGCAATGCATAGTAGTAAAGACCTGGTACATAATGTTTAATGTATAGTATCTCCATCTTTTCATTTGATGTTCCAAATGCAGGTATCTTCTTTTTATCTTTAATCTTTCTTTGGTCTTGCCAATCAGTACAATAGTAATAGTTCTCAATACGTGCTGCACCATATAGCTTTTCAGCTCTAAGTGTTTGTACTGGCACGTGATACATTTTCTTTATCTTAGTATGGTCATCATTCCAATATACTTGAAATGCTGCATTACCAAACAATTTAAAATCAAATGATACTCTTTTAATTTCTTCTTGTGGAATTAATTTTGCTAATATATCATTAAATTCTGGTCTTTTAGAATATACTCCTTTACCAAAGATTAAATCAGCTAATCCTTCAACACACGCTGATGTAGTAGTTGATGTATTGTATGCCAAAGTTACTGCATCAAAGAAATCATCATTTCCATAAACACCGAACGGCACCCAACTATATCTTGTCTTAGTATCCTCTTGGATAACAGGCAATGAGTTAGTATTTACATTTACAACCGAAAAGTTTTGTTCTTTCTTCATATTATTTCATTATGATATATTTGTTTTCAGACACATTAGATTTGTATTGTGTATTCTTATTTTCATATACTGATTTATCAATACTTTGTGATGCATATACTTGCACAGTCCCATGCCATATGGGTTCAACGCTTCCACTATTTAAAATTGTTGCTCTATACTCTTCACTAACTATTGAGCCCGTAATTGATGCGGTGAACGCCAATATAGATTCGTGCCCTTCATAAGTGATGCCAGATAGAGAAGCAGTGAATATATCTTGCGTTGTCATATCTTGCAATGACATAGTAAATTGGTTGGAAGCAGTAGGTTGAGTACGAATAGTGTACTCATTACTTTGTGAAATGAAATATGCTAGCATTTATCTATTGTTTATCTCGTATTATCTTATTAATAACAACGAATTACCTCAAAATAGTTAAGCATAAAAAAACCCTCTCATTTCTGAAAGGGTCTTTATAATATATTTGTGATATACTGATTAGTTACCTACGATAGTTGGTTGTGCACTTAATCCAGCGAATGGATTAGTTGTAGTCGAACCTGATAAGAATGCTGCCGGTAATTGCTCCATACCTGTGAAAGTTACTGAATAACCATAAAGGTCACCCATTGCTCCACCTGTTTGAATAGTACCCCCGGTAACATCAGCTCCATGGTCTTGCCCAACTAACAATGCATCTCCGTTATTAGTCCAAACAACGATTTGAGGTCTACCATAAGCCATAAGCTTTAATTGAGTAGTCATTTCGTTTGTTAATTTCTTCAAATTAAGAGTTAACTCTTGAGAGAAGAAAGTTGTACCATTTTCACGAGATGTGTTAACAGTTTCAGTATATGCACTTGTGCCCTTCAATTCATAGTAATAAACTGTTGAGCCGGATGGTAATGCTGTTACCTCTCCGCTTCCGTTCTTAGTGAAAGAACCGGTTGTATAATTGATGAAGTAAACTCCTTGAAGTCCACCTATCGATTCCTTACAAACCTCTTGTCTTCCCTGTGATAAATTACAAGCCATATCTGTTAATGTTTTTAGTTTTTAATAATTGGGTGATGATTTCTCACCACCCTTTATTTGTTAGTTAGTTACTATTAGTATGCACCATAGTAAACGATATCAGAACCGATACCAAATTGCGTACCTGCTGTGTATCTCATTATAATACGATAGTTTTGAGAACCATCAATATTTGCCATGTCTAAAACTCTAACTTCATTGTAGTCAGATAATAAACCTGTTCCGAAGAATAAGTTAGATTTCTGAGCTGCTACGATTTTAGAAGCTGTCATACCTGGACATAATACGATTTCAATTCCGTTGAAATTGAATGGTTTCTCACCAACGTTTAATTGGTTGTTCCATCCGTTAGCTCCTACTGCACCACCTGCTAATGCTTGTTGGTAAGCTTTTGCTACGTTTGTTGGAACGTACAATAATAAATCTTCTTTACCATAAACAGTATCAGGGATAGTGTCTACTACTGAATTCATTACTGATAATACGTTAGTTGCTGTGATAGAGCCAGAGATGATGATTGAACCACTCTTAGCTGCTAATACTGCTCCTGCACCACCAGCTGCAATAGATGCAGATAATGCTGTTTGGAAACCACCGAATTGACCGTTAGTTGCGTTGTTACCTTGCCAAATAGATTGTTCAGTTGCTTCTGCTACTTTACCACCTACATAAGAGATTAAGAAATCATTGAAGTTCTTTGGAATTTCATCGAATGCAGAAAATCCTAAAGATAATGCTTCCCAGCTATCTACGAATTCTTGCTTACATAATTCCAAGTTAACTTGTAATTCTTTTGGAGTCAATACTTGCTCACTTAGAGCTACTGAGCCAGATGTTACGAAATCGCAAGAAGCATCTTGTGTGATACCACTTACATCTAATTTTTGGATTACAGATTTGTACTTCACGTTTGGCATGATAGTTACTAATTTATTATCCAAAGTTCTTGCACTTAATAACGCTGCTGCGATAAATCCTGAAGCTGCTTCACCTGCGTAGGTAGAAGTTACTGAAGGAAGTGCGAAATTTTGTTTTGCTTTCATTTTTTTTAAATGTTTTGATTAATTATATAATTTTGATAAGAAAGAACTTTGGGTGTTCTTTACTTTCTTACCGTATGCTTTATTGTTTTTTTCTGCTGAAAACTTAGCTACTTCTTCGATAGGTGCTCCATCTAATTTTGGCATATCCTCTTCTTCATCTTCTTCTTCACCACCAACTTCGATTTCTATTTCAGCCATCTTAGCCATTTTCTTTTCCATTTCTTCGATACGATAAGACATCTCTTCGATTTTCTTAGCCATATCACCTAATTCAGTTGTTGCTTCTTCTTTCATAGGAGCTTCATCATCTTGTGGGATAGTTTCTGCTTCATCAGTTACTTCAGCCATTAAAGTTCCACTTTCTACTGAACCTTCAGCAGTTGGTACTTCATTAGCCTTATCAGTTGCGCCTGCTTGTGGGATGTCTTTTACTTCAACATCTTCCATTTCAACGTTTTCTCTTTCAACAATTTTACCATCTTTAGAGATTACTTTGATTAGGGTTTCATTTCCTTCAGTATCTTTCAATGCTAATTCATGCTCACCATCTGGTGCAGCAACTTTAGTTCCATCTTCTGATACTACGAATAAATCTTCACCTACATCGAACGTAGCTGATTCTACAATTGTTCCGTCTTTCAATCTTGCGTAAGTTAAGTTAACTTCATCGTTTGATAAAAGAGTTAATATCTTACTTAATACTTTTTTAGCGTTCATAATTTTTTTGATTTTTCTAAATTATATAATAATAACAACTTCGGTTTAAAAAGTTGTAATTTTTTTTTATCTTACTTGCGTTATGGTTGCAATTACTGATGGTACTGCTGGATAGTTTCCTGCTGCAATATTGTATAATAATAATGCATCTCCACCTGCACTCTCCCAAACTAATTCAAAATAATCACCGGCAGCTGCAGTAACAACATAATTCCATGCTGCCATTAATTCTTCATTGTTTGCCAATGTTACTCTACCTGCAGAGTTATCAATATTAGTTCCATTCTTTTTTAACCAAATCCATACATCATCTGCTCCCGTATCTGCTAATATTTGTGCTGAGAATTGAATGTTGTATGTTCCACTATTTGCTAATATAAATTGAGTACCACCACCATTTAGAGTTACACCCTCTGAAATATCAGTTACATTAAATGTCATTGATTGTGATACTGCTGCACTACCTGATTGAGTTATTGTAGAAGTAAATGCACCTACATTAAATTGTTTGTTTCCATTTGCGAAGAATGCACTTCCACTTTGAATAGTTAAACTACCTGTTAGAGATGTACTACCACTTACGTTTAATGTACCTTCTACAAATGTGTTAGAACCACTATCGATTAAGAATCCAGTCTTTCTTGCAGCTGTTCCCGTACCCGTACCAACTGCGAAGATTGTTTCAGCAGTTAAATCACTATTACCTGTTAAAGAGTTCCATCTACCTACGAATACTGAACCCCAATCAGCTGCCGATGCTCCAGCAGTTCTACTATTAGAACCAACAACAACTAATCCTTGTCCTATTAAGGTTGTAGAAGCAACTTGTGCTAAATCACCATTTAGGGATGCAGATATTACGTTATTAGCACCAAACATAACGGCGTTATTAATTGTTCTACCAGGAGCGCCCGTAAATGTTGCGTTAGAGCCTGATGCGTATATTGTATTACTACCAATATATAATCCACCCTGAACAGATGATACTACCTGTGAGCCAGTTGTAGAAGGGAAATATGAGTTATTTACAGTTAATGTTCCCTGAACACTATTACCATTAAAATTGATAGATGAACTATCCATAGATAATGTAACTCCTCCACCAACAATATTAGAACCAATAGCAACCGATGATGATAATTGTGTTTTACTTGCTATAGCGTTAATAGCACCTGCTAATAAGTTACTTTGAATACTTACTCCAGTAACTGCTCTTTCAAAATGGTTAGCTGCAGAAGTACCTAAATTAATAGTTCCACCTCCAAATACGTTATTAGTTATTGTATATGCAGATGAACTAACAGGTCCTCTTAATGTAATAGGATTTGCAGATACACCAAAATAGTTATTAGCTATCGTTGGTGAGAATGCCATAGAGCCTGATATTTGTGGAATTGCTACTCCACTACCTCCAACTGCTATATTACCACCAGTCATATATCTTTTAAATCCTGCGGTTGGTGCTGCTGGGTTTGTGAATATATTACCACTACCACTTACTATTGTATCAGCCGCAGTATTACTATTTTTGAATATTAAGTTTACGTTGTTTATATTCGATGAAGATGATACGTGCAACATCGATGCAGTAGTAGAACTAAACCCTGATGGGGTTAAGAACAAACTACCAGAGTATGTAGAGAAATCAATACCACCATTTGTAGAATTACCATCTCCGGCATTAAAGTACAATCCATTGAATTGTGTCATCTTACCAGTAGTAGAACTGAATGTCATCAATCTACCATTGTTAGGATTTGTATTAAATACTAAATCACCATTCGATGGGTTTGTTACTATACCATAAGAACTAATAATAGAACCCGTACCTGCTAAGTTAATACCACCATCATCTGCTATATTAAGGAATCCTATATTGGTGCTTCCACTAACATTTAAACTTGCACTAATTGTTTGGTCTCCTACGAATGTATTAGAGCCAGTTGTTGCAAACGAACCTGTTTCACTTTCAGTAATCCAACTTCCACTTTGTCCACCTATCGTAGCCAATTGTGATTGTAATGATTGCGTTGCAGAGTTTAGATTCGATATAGATGAATTCGTAGATGCAGTATATGCGTTAAATGAAGATGTTGTTACAAAATCACCTGCACTTCCACTAACATCAGGAATGTTTACATTGAATGTAGATGCATCTCCTTTAGTGAATGTTAAGTTACGAGTTCCGTTATCAAATGATGCAGTTACTAATGAACTTGCTGTAATTGCTGAAGTTGCATATGATGCGGTTGCAGCAATTAAAGAATTTACTTTACTATTATTACTTGCAGTATAAGAATTAAATTCAGTTTGAGATGCAAAGTTTGTATCCAAAGAACTACTGAAATTTTCTAAATTATCTATTGCAGTATTCCAACTTGCACTATCTGCATTATATGTTACCTCATCAACTAATGAGTCAATCATATTAACATTGAAATCTCTTAATCTCGATGGTGTAATATATCCCGTATTATTGTTTGGGAAACTTTGGTTATTATCTACCTTTAAGGCTTGTTTGCTTAATTCTGACATATCTAAATGTATTTTTTTTAGCTTGTTATTTCATATCCTTCATCATAACCTTCATTGAATGCTCCTTTGTTGGTAAATGGTGATTGTATTTTTCCAATTCCTTGGTTTTGTAAAAAGCCTTGGCAACACTTTACATCATATGTATCGGAATCTAAGCACAGGCAACCTCTCCTATTATTTTTAGGTGAAGATAAACCTTTTGTAGGTCCAATGTATATGCCTGAATTATTCTCTCTATTAACGGAGTATCTAAGATTTCCGTTACGTGAATTAGACCATTTACCCATTGAATTGTTTTTCTTTAATAACAACGATAGAGTGGAAAATACTTATCGCATTTTTTTAAGCGATTCTTTGTGTATTAAGTTTTCTACAGTAATCTTATCAGACTGATATGAAAGATATAGTAAACATTTTTCTAATGGTTGCTTAACAACATCATCTATTTTAGTAAGTTCGTTATTTGCTAAAACAATGATTGCTTGATAAGCTCCCCACTTCTTTCCAAAATTAACTTGATGTTGGCTGGAATCTCCTCCATTTGAATCGAAGAGTTCAGGATATCTATCATTAATTCCTTTGAGGTATAGATAAAAAAAAAGTATGTACCGAAGTGTACACTCATTGGAACATCTAACCAAAGCTCTGAATCTATCTTTCCATCGTATTGTTTTATATCATATAGAGCACCTAGCTTTCTCGTAACAGGTCTATAAAGAATACTCATAACTTTAGCCCAATTCTCATCCATCTGCATTGCATCGTACTTACTAATATCAACATAAGCGCCATATGCCATCTCTGATAAGTTAGGTTCAAATCCATATTCAACTTCACCAATCATTACAGTTCTATGTAGTGGATAATCACTCTTGCCTAAGAATGCCCATAATTGCTCCTTTATTTTGTCAATGGTTTGCTTATCTA